CTGCGATGGTTGTTCAAATCCAACTGGTGACATAAACGGTAACAGATATTTCTGTGACAGTGGAGAACTATCGAGACCCCATGTTTGAGTTGATGAAACTCTCCCCGAAATAAGATAAGGCATCTGACCTTGATCTTGTTGATTCGGAGCTGCGTAAACTTTAGTCCGCATAGAACCACGGTAAAACGCATACATAGAGGCCACGAAGTTCAATGGTGAATTTTGATAAGAAAACCGCATTTGTAAACTATACTTCTGTGGTGGATAACCTTCTTTAGGAGCTGATATAGATCGAACTCCAACAGTTGGTGGTCGAAGATAGTATGCAGGACGAATAGTCCATGCGGCGTCTAACAAAGGGGAACCTGTGTCAACGAAACCAAATCGTCGTGTAAGCACACGAAAATTCTCGAATGTCTCTCCCGCGCAAAACTTCTGGGTATCATCTTGAATCATATCGGTTGAATTATTAGTTATGCTTGGTGGTGTGAACCCTGTCAACGCTGCTGTTCGCGTTTCTTGAGTTCCAGCAAGACTAAAAACTTCGCCAGCTTGTTGCTTAACCGCGTTTACCTGTCCCCTAACCAGTGAAACTGGATAGAAACTTGATTTACACGGTCCTTGCAACTTGTAATCTAGACCAGCTCTTACTTCAACAACACACTCTACACAATTATGTGCGACTGGATTACTAGTAATCAGTGGTGTTAAAGCTCGAACTGAAAGTTTACCTGTAGCGAAAGGACCCATATTGATCCAATCTGTAGAAATTGAAAGTGGGTTAAGTGTCGAAACACTTTTCCATGGAGTCGGTGAGACATACGGAACTGTGAAGGAGACCTCTGTTGATTCACGTAGATCTACAACTAAACGATATACATAATTGAAACGTGATGTATCTAATGTAGATGAAAAAGGATGAAAAGCAACCTCAACTCTGCCTGAATGAAAATCTGTTTTCATAAACCTTAAAGTATAGACAAGCGAACCTGTCCAATACATAAAAGGTGAACTAGCATAATGAAGAATAGTGGGTTGTGAAATTCCACTATTGTAAGCTACTTGACCACCTGCTCGTTTAGCATTGATCTGAAAACTTCCTGGAATGTAATATGATGGCATGACATATGTTGACCACAAAATGTCATTGTATTTAGAACATTTGCTGAAAGAAAACTGTGAAATATATTGAGGTATGCGGGTGACATATTCTAATGAACACTCGTCTAAATCAGTTCCTCCAAGTCCAGGATACTCATCAATCGCATTTAAGCGATCGAGTGCAAGTACATGCGATTGATCCTGACCATTAGTATTACCAAAATACTGGGTCGGACGTTGTACTATTACACAACCAGTTTCCTGTTGATTGGGCTTAGAAAAACCAAGAAGACCTCCTAATCCAGCTATTCCAGATGAAATAGCTGAACCTCCTGGAATGGAACTCCCAAGTGCTGATAGTAAACCACCACCAACACTCTGTTCTTGCGAACGAATTCCATTCACCTGTTGGCCAGATAGTGCAGGCACTAATCCGGATTGCTGTACAACCGACGAAGTTGGGGCACCTAAGACAACGTCTTCAAATGATCCCCACATCAGAACCTCAAGTGGAACTTGTTCCACCTGTCTCAGTTCTGAATAAATCGCCACAACAACTCTGGCCCACGGATATTGTCCATGTATCAAATCATAAGCATTAAAAGGCGATACAAAAGGAATACGCAGAGTTACCTCTGACTGTTTATTTATATCGAGTTGAACATGATTCACTGCTTGTAAATGTGAAATATGTCTAGCGATATATGTATCACGAGGCGCAATCAATGTTGGCATTGGAATTGCAGCCATCAATAATCTTCCTTGTTGGAAAGGTTGAGAATTGACTTGTAAACGTATAACCGCTGTAGCTCGAAATGAAGCAAATCCATCCAATTTATTCTTTATCATAGTTGTTAATAACAAATTTGGGATATAATTTGGAGCATTTACTGTAAACTGAAAGAGTTCACTACCTCTCTTCTGATCACTAGACCAATTAGATTGTTTTAATAACTGGGGTCGTTCAAGAAAAGATATTACTGAATGATTTATTGCATCAGCAAATTGCGTAGTACCAACATCAGGTAATGGTCTTTCCTGTGGTGGTCTCTCAAGTATCGCTGCCTTATCGTCATCAAAAGTCGTGATTTGCACTTGTTCTTGTAAACTGTTATTAACAGCTGGTGCAACTTCATGACTTGTTGGGGCTATATAATTTTCTTCAAGTTTTTGTGTAGCAAGCTAAATGCGGTAACCATATGTTTTACCATATGGGATAACAATGGCTCAGATTGTTATAATTACAAGATTAGGCCGACTTCCCAGAATAGAGACTTCAATGGGGCTGCCATCAGGGTGTCTCAATTCGATTATCCTAAATAGGATACCCTCTCGTGTCGCAGCAATACATATATGTCACCATATATGTAAGATCACACGACACCGTTTAACTTAAATCCTAAACTCTTGGCCTAAAGCACATGTACGTGTTTCAGACCAATCTACAAACTGTGTAAAAAAACCAAGTCGTCGTTGTTCTCGAATCAATACCGGAGCCCATCTTTCCCATGTGTCTTCCGTGTGCAAACTTAATTCCTTAAGTGCCCAGTCCAAAACATTATTAGTCTGAGCAACTATATCAGGAGTAGAATGCACCCACATAGGGGACTCTAATACCGAATCGAGTGTAAGTGGTGCTACCCACCTACCGGATTTATCTTGAGCGAATGTCCGTTTTAAGTAAGATACCTGTGTTATATGTCTAGCCTCATCAGTCGCTATCGCATCCTTATCCTCCATAGTATAGGATAGGCCTATACACCTAAAAAGATGCGGCACAGTTAACTGAGAAAATGTAGATAAACGATGTTCAGGAATACTTACTAAATGATCATCTCCATAAGCTACAATCCCACACTCTTCCCAAAAGGATCTCGCACACATGTATGATACCTGCTTAAAAGCAAGTTGCCATATACATGAAAAAGCAAGATTTACAAACACACTATTGATAATAGCAGTTAGATAATGTCCTGATGGTAACGAATGTGTCCATTGGTAAACTTCATCTCCAGTTATGTGTAGTGATGATGTGAGTGAACACATCAACGTTTGCATAACTCTCTTATCTTCAGGAGTTGATCCACAAAACATTCCACTTAATTCGATTAAAACATCGCCGGCTGCCGTTAACATCTGTTGATTTTGACTTGCATCAAAACCTTCAAAATCTCCAGCAACTATATTAGAACTTTTTCGGTGCAATTCTCGAACAATTTCTCCCCAATCCTCAGAATAAGGATTAGATCCAACAGAGATATGATCTCTGTTACGATTGTGTTCAAGAAGTGCAACAATTCCGTTAAAATACATTTTACATGCGATGAGATAATCTATTGGTCCAGCGGAAAACAAACGAGTTTTATGGGCTTTATGAACTGGTTTACGTTCATCTTTTAAAGTATCCATAAAAATATGTTCTCCTACAATTCCTTGTTTAGCATCCTGTATGATTTCCATCACCCTTTTCTGTAATTTAACAGCTTCAGGCTTTGTAATATCATACTGTTCATCGTCACCAAAGAAATCTTTCCTTGTCCTTGTACCTTGTTGATGTATAAAAGGATAACCTGGAGAGGTAGTTCTCTTTATCGAATTAACGAATAATTCGCCATCAATACCTTTCACAGCTTCTTCAAAAGAATAAACTGCTTTAATATTATCAGACTTGTACTCGCGTTTTGACAAAACTGAACTAACCTCATCAACAAATGCTCGTTTAGCGTTCTGCACAATGTCCCTTCCGATAGCACTCGGAACATTCCCTAAACGCCCTAAACGATATTGTCTCGGGTCAAACTCCTTACCATCCACCTCGACTTTCCGTAAGGCACAAGGTCTAGTTTGTATTTCTCGAATATTTCCAAAGCAAGCCGATGGTCGTATCTTTGTCTGCGTAGGTTGTGCCACTGGGACCGTTACCGTTCCCAATCGCACAAACTCAGCAGACTCTGGTATCTGTCCTCTTTGCTCTTTAACTGGTCCTAATTTCAATGTTGATTTTTGTGACATATGAATACTTTCTGGAAACATAGCTAATAAATCCACAATATCCTCTTTATAAAAAGGTACTGCAAATCCTTCACCAGTTCCTTGAACTCCAGCTATATGAAATCCACAAATTTTGCCAGGCGCAATCTGTGAATTACGTACAATAACTGGAGATCCGCACTCTGTGGGTTCTGTATCCGCATCATATCTCCATGCATCACGAATAGTTCTAACAAATGCACTCTTTTCATCGCCAACATCTAAAGATGGCAACTTAGTTAGTGCATTTCTTGCTTTTCTATATCTCAAAATCAACATTGGCATATCTGAATTTTTAACATTATTATTAAGCATTACAGGCAATACAACCTCCATTGACTCTACCTGAGACAAACTTTGTTTTGTACAAAACAAAGTTGTAGTGTCTTGATGTATTATCGCTGAAGGTATTTCAACCGCCATATAATCCTTAGTAACAACTGGTCCATATTTTTCTGTAGGTGATTTATAAGTTTTAAGTCCTTTTATTAAATCCGCAACTCGATATTCAAATGCTCGATTTAAACAGGCATTGCGGAAATAAACTACTGCGTCTGGGTCATTTCGATAAGATGTTTCAAGTCCAGTAATGTAATGACGTGGCATCATACATATTCTTCCTTTCACAAAGAAGACATGTCCTAACGGTACATTCATTGAACTTTCATACATCTTATAAAGAGATCGTCGTATTATAGATTGTAAAACTTCCGTTGCATTCAGATCTTTTATTCCTTGCTGTCTAACATAATCATCGTGAGTATATACTTTAATTTTTCCTTCCTTAATTAATCGTTCAGTTTGTACAGGGTCAGTATCTGGAACATCAAACGACTTTCCTTCAACTTTTGCCTTTATTGGTTTAACTTCAGAATAGCTCTCAATTTTCGCCAATAAAGGTTTGGTCTCAGAATATCCTTCAAACTGGGGTTTGGGTACTTGTGGTTGATTATACCCTTCTGCTTTCACTTTAGGATTACAACTAGTGCATTTCCGGGGTTTTCCAAAAATTTCTTCTTCTGTACTAACTTGAACTCGCTTACGACTATTGAATAATGTAAATACCTTAATAAAGACTAATCCGGTAATAATTAAACTAACTATTGTCATCATACCAAAAATATATGGATGATTATTCTTAAACTCAATCCACCACGAAGTCATGGCTTCATATTGAGTTTTTAAATAATCTGTTGATATTTTCAGTAACTTCCAGG